CTGCACCCTAAACTCTATTGAGCCTGACCAAGAATTAAATGGCAACGCAGCATAAGCCAAAGATGTCAAATAAATAGTACCACCTGCACCTTCTCTCCAAATCATAGGATTAACACGACAATTCCATAAAAACGTCTCTGTGTTATCTCCAACAGCCCATGTAAATGTATCAAACCAAGATTCATGACTTACAATATTCTGTATGGAAAGAGGGTCGACATTACTAGATGTACCACTAATACGTGGATCTATAGACATCTCTTGCTTGTCATCAACTGTTAACTTTGCAGACCTATCTGGCACAGTAGTTAAGGCCATAGAAAATACGGCCTCTGGCTTATAAGGCTCCACATTCTTAGTTTGCGGAGGCCTACTCATGCCAAAAAGCTTAGCCATACCAGCTACACCCTTTGCTGCCATCTCTGTTGCATTGGCATAAGGTGCCAGATATGGTACAGTTCCCAATTTCGCTGCAACACCAGCCACTTTAGTGGCTGGACCAGAAATGACACCGCCTGAATTGGCTTCATCTATTTCTCCCATCTGTGGCTGCAAAGCAGTACTGTCAATACTTGTCGCAGCCGCCAATTCAACGTCCTTCATCCATGCAAACGTAGTGACTGTAACATCATTGTTAGCACCATTTGCATGTTTCAAAGGATTCAATGTGCGCAAAAATATATTACCCAAATTTATCCACTCTCTCTTCGTGATATTCACATAATCACGATGATAAAAGAATGGCAACTCCATATAACCACCAGAAGAATCTGAAGGATCTATAAATACCTTAGGTAAGCTTGTCATACGCACTAATGGCTCCTGCGTCAATGTATTAAAATCAGACACTGTGTCATATCTATGCAAAGGTTGATAACAAGCAATAGCACGACCATAATGAAATGGTGTGCCACTTACGACTATCTTGAAACATAACGTTCCTCGCAACAATTTAAAATTGTTGACACGATTCACAATAACCGGGTGCTCAAGATAATCGTCCCATGGGTTTATATCAGCAAACAATGTACCTCCAACTTGCCACTTATAAGCATTAAGTTTTAGAGGTCTCTCAAAGAAATTCTCAAAACGGGCGAATTTTTCATCGCGGATTGATCGAACATCGTCCACAGCTGATGGAATAATCACTTTATGACCTTCCCTATCATCTGCAAACATAAATTGCTGTTCGCGTGTTTCTGTTTTAGAATCTCCTATAACATCTGGCTGATCTAGCACACCCATGTGTGCTTCTAGTGCATCTCCCACACGTGGCACCAATAGCATACTACAATTGGAGCTATCACGCACGTCGCATGTCGGGTAAAACAATCCATTATCCTCATCCAAATTCATGGACCAGACTAAAGTTCTGGCGTGTTCATCCGACAAATCAGGAAGTAAATCCCGAAATACACGTGATAAAAATCTACCATGATTCTTAAAAGAACCAGTAAATGACGACAATTCAATAGTGGAATACAATAAAGTTTCAATCTCACTATTGGTCTGTAATGCCAAGTATTGTAGAGTTTTCTCACGTAACTGATCGAAATACTTCTGAAATGCACTATACCAACTCCGTGTTCTAAAATCATAGACCATCATTAAATGGTCCAATTGCAAAACACGAAATCTCCCCAGCAAGCCCGAAGGCTTGTTTGACAGCTGGTAATAGACCCCTCTGAATGCAATTACATCCACAGGTTCAGGGCCCAAAAATACCCGACTGTATCCAGCATATAGCTGTACATTGGTGTCTACATATGTACTCAGATCCGACACCGAGGTATCTGAGTTGGAATTTGTCTCGTAAAAGCTCATAAGTCATTTATCATACACTACTTAGACTTATCAGTAGTGCAAGGTTCCTCTTCGAGACATATAAGTCCCCATATATAATGTGCAAAGCCTAACAAAAATGGCGAGTAACATATAATGTTGGTATCCATATACACAAAATTCCTCTTTAACTATACACTGGAACCCCGAGGGACACCGGGGCGGCATTTAAGGCTGCTCCGCACCTTTGTACGTCTTTATCCATTTATTGACCATATCACCGTACGTACAATCCAACATTGTGCAAATATGATCAATTTCGCAACGCCGTGCAACCTCCCTCATTTGGGAGCGTCGTGCTTCATAAACATCCTTACCGTGATTAAACCATTCACGTAAGGCCCCATCTATATTCAAAGCACTACACTCTTCCTCAGATAGTGGATGTCCCTGAGGATACAAATGCATATGCAATGATTTAAAAATTGACTTTTCAACCAAAGCACCTACATGTTGCCCAATCTCTGGAATATAAATACTCTTCCTCTTAAGGAATTCAAAATCTTCATAATCCAGATAATCCGTTAACTCACTGTTCTTGTCTGGCATGGTATAAATCTGACCATACATTCCAAGAAAATGTGATAAATTTTTAATGGTAAATTTGTCTTCATCAGGATGTGTTGATCCAATATTATCATCACCGTATGTGATAACACTCACTCTCTCTCTAAAAGGAGGTGGTGTGTCATGTACCGTGTAATAAAAACATCTCATTCCTAATGATCCAACAATACCATTTAAAACAACTGTTAACGAATTCCCACTAATGTGGGCACCTCTTGTTAAACCAATCAGTGCCCCATCGAAAGCAATAACAGAAAATACAATATCTCCAACCATTGCTTTCATAATATCGATATCCTCTCTTGAGTAATTACACTCAGAGGCCAAATCGATAAGAATCCTCAGTGCTGCAATCAGCAATTGGGAAGGAATCTTTTGATCGTAACTTCCATAATCACCACCAATAATTCTATCCTTTCCATGCTTTAAAACGTGATTATGCATCTCCTCCCATTCAGGGCCATGACAATTTATGCCAACAGCACACTCTGAAACAAGTGGATTCATCTGCAATACACGCAAAATGGGTAAGTAATATTTCCTAATCAAATATGTCAATGAAA